GTGTAGGCGGGAAAACCATACATATTAACCTCAGTTCTCATAGAGTCGATGACGGCTTTAATTCTGTCCATGACTGCAACTGGTTGATCGTGATTCCATAAGATAGTCTCGAATATGACAGAGGGCTCCAGTAAACCAACATACATCTTCTGGGAATTGAGCCAGAATCTACGCTTGAGGAAAGTGACTTCGGACAGGCTTGTTTGGGCGTTCAAGTTAGGTGACTTGTCCGCGGCAGTGTACTCGATGTCTCTCTCGGCATAGATCTGCTGAAGAACCTTGGGGTCGGGCTTGAACGCAGGTGAAAAAGAAACCACATGATCATCTCCGAAGTAGGCATGTCTAGTGTTGGTCTCGATGAATTCAAGGACTTGGGGCACTGTCTTTCCAGGGCAGACGTTGTATCTTAGGCAGTAGATGAGCAATGTCGTGAACATCTCTATGCGATTGCCAAGGCAGTTGAACAACAAAGTGAAGGGTTGGCCGGTTGTGTTGCCCGCGGTTCGCTTAAAAACATAGTTACCGATGAAATTAATGTTCTCAAATAAACCACGGCACAGACGTTGAAGGAAGCTGAAATACCGTTCTGGGAAATACATGCTCATGATGTAGTAAGCGGCATCGCCGGCTTCGCGTGTCAGTGACCAATCCCAGGACTTGAAATCTCCTGCGAGGTAGGTGGTCCCTGTGCCTTGATCTAGGTGGACAGCAAGAGAGTGCCAGTCTTGCCCAAAAGGGTTGATACCAGAGAACACTCCGGTACGATGCTGATGCTGCTTGAAATAGGCAATAAGTGGCACACTGAAATGGCGTATAATGAAGAGCAGAGGAAACTCAACAATAGCAACCAGGCGAGACCGACCATCCCGGACTTTTGCAAGCGGAAGCCGCTCGTCTTTGAGGAAGCAGCCAATATGAGGCACGTGATCAGTCTGCCGTAGTAGGTCCCGCGACAGATTGAGGAGAAGAGGGGTTGGTTTAAGAACGTCACCGTCCCTGGCCACATATGCCGAACGGGGGCGAGAAACCCATTTGCCAGATTCGAGATGTCCACCAGCACTTGTAGATGGATCAAGGCCAGCGACCAACCCGGCAATCCCATTAAGAGCTGTGGCTGTAGTACATGGACCAGGACAGTGATAATCCAACAGAGAACCCAAAACATGTTCACGGACAGCTCGAGTATATGGCTCAACCCAGGGCTGATGATTGGAACGGACTTTGCTAAGTACATGCATAAAAGGATTCCGAAGAAAGCCATCGACATAGCTGGTGAACAGTAGAGCTGGCGCTGTGGTCGCAAGTTCGGCACCACCACATTGTTCTGGGGTAAAAATTGGGGAACGGCGAATGGTGGTGCGGCACGGGGAAAAACCAGCGGAGCTTTCAACTCATAGACGGCGTCATCTGTGGCTTGAAACTCTGCATCTGACAGCTGGTCGGTGAGTACTTGAACATCTTCCACTTCGGTCGTCTGTCTGCAGATGTACTTGGGATCAAGAGCAAGAATGAGATTCCTGACGTCAACAAAATCGATGGGTTGGAACTCAGCGCGTGAATCTGTGCCAGAAAATTGGATACCACAAATCTTGGGGTCGGGTCCGGCCAAGAGCATGGCACCACAGTAACCACCACGTGAGGACACGTCAACAGCGATAATGTCCTTGTGAATCATACCTCCGTGGGTCGTGAGGTCCGTGGTAGCTAGGTAAGGAGTGGACAGATTGAGCACTACGGGACGCTCGTACTCTCTCGTCGGGACCCCTCGAATGGTGAGGAAGCGGTCTCCAGTTAGGTCAACTTTACTTTTGTTAGGAACAAAGTAATTGTGGATGCTGCGTTGACCTGTCATATAAGGAATGGTCTCCTTAGGCAGCTTATAAAGAACTAGATCCGTACCCTCGAGCCAGGCTGTGTCCTTATTATCAAAGTCCATTGCCTTTAAAGAGACCTTGAGTCCATTAGCTCGTGTCAACCAAAAGTCAGACACCTCAGACCAGAGAGACATGAGAGTGTCGTGCGAATGGAGGTTGGTGATCATGAATTGACTATTGATCAACAAGCCTCGGAATGACTTCTCG